GATATGATAGAATTTGGGATTGTGGTAAATATAGATATGAGGTAAAATTTTAATGCTACTTTAGCGTAAAACAATCTTTTTCCTCTCTATTTATAAGGAGAATGAATTGCTATGAGTCTTAGAAAAATCATAAGAGAAAATATAGAAAATATTACAGGGACAGATCAATTATTTGATATTGATGGTTTTGAGTTTGTTAATAAAAAAACAGATAAAAATAATAATATTCTTTGGAAATATTCAAAATCAATAAAAAGTGGTTCAAGTAATAGGAAGGATAATGACTATATTTTTAATGTTTTTATAGCAAAAACACCTAATGAAAATTGGTATTATAAATTTTTTGTTTATTGGAAAACACATACTTCTGACTTCACAAGCGGAAAAGGTAAAGATTTTGATTTACAATTTGGCCCTTTCGATTCATTAGAGGCGATGGAAAAAGATTTAATGCATAACCTAAACCACAACACGCTATATTCATTCAATAATTACAAGGATAATAATAAAATTCAACTAGATAATGAAATTTTTACAATGGTTGATAGGATTAGAGGAATGTATGATAAGTTAAACTCTTGTTCAGATTCTTATTTTGATGATTTAAAGAAAGAATTACCAAATTTATTCAAAGAAAAACCTGAAGTTCAATTATATATTGACGAATCTTACCCTGATGAAGATGATAAACAACAATTATTATTAATGCTTAGCAAGATAGGGTCTTTGGATAATCTGAAGGAAATAGAGTCAATCAAATCAATATTTTAAACTATTTATAATAAAAAAATATGGCAACTTTTAATGCAAATTATGGTATTGTAAACCTTACGTCTGGAACATACGGAGTTGATGTTTTAGGAAATAATCTAACAGCCACTACTGTTCATGAGATTTATTGTCTGACAAGTGGTAGTATTACTATTTCTGCAACAGGTGGAGGTCAGGCTACAATACCAATGACTTCAGGGCAGTCAATAAATTGTATGGTTAGACAGGTAACTGTAAATAGCGGTACTTACATTGGTTTTAGGTCTAAATTAGACAGTAGAGGTCCTTTATTTGGTTAATAATTATTTTTATGGGAATATTTTGTGATGAAGAAAGCTGCTTGGTAGGAATGCCAGACGCAGATAGAGCTAAGTTAATACGAAGAATTCGTAGATTCTTAGGTGAGCCTGTTATGGGCGTTGAGCTTGACGACGAACAAGTCGAAGAGGCTATTTGTATGGCTATAGAAGAGTATTCTACATTTATTAATAATTGGGTGATTAACAACAGGTTGGGTGAGATGCTAGGCCTTCCTTCTGAGTATGATTTTACCCTAAAATATGTTTCAAATAGTTTATATTTTGAAAAATCATTTGCAACTTCTTATGGTGAGCAAGTTGGTCTAGGTGCTGATAGTGTAAGAGAATCTAAAATGGGTTCGATTGTTCTTACAGCTGGAACTCAGGACTATATTATACCAGAAGACAGAGAGGTAAATGAAGTTCTTTGGTTTACTCCTAGTTTTGTAAACTTGTTTGGTCTAGATCCATTCGCAAATACAAATATTGCATTTACGGAATTTGGCGCTTCTTTTGCGGGATATACATTATATCACGTAATGCCTGTTTTCGATACGATTTTAACAGCACAAGCTGCTGAATTAAGAAATAGAGTAAGAGGTTCTGAATATTCATATATTTTAAAGCCAGGGCCAAATGGAACAAAAAGATTAAGATTACTTCCTATACCATATCCTACAAACCCTTCTTCTGGTGCAAATATGGGAATTGGTGGTGGATTTGGAACTCCAGGAACTGTTTTTTATTATTACTACGATAAAGCAAACTACTACGGAAATCCTTTATATAGTGGAAATACGGCAAATCCAAACTTTTCAGGATACTCAGGTAGTTTATCGGGAAATCAAGGAAATGGATTAGTTTCTTCTCCTGCTGATGTTCAATTAAATTTCATTACTTGGAATCAATTAAATTCCGTAGCTCAAAGATGGGTTAAGAGATACGCTCTAGCGCTTTGTAAGGAAATACTAGGATTGGGTATCAGAGGTAAGTTTAATGGCGCCCTACCTATACCTGGGGCTGAATTAACACTAAACAAAGATGACTTAATTTCTACTGGAAGAGAAGATCAGTCAAAGCTTATAGAGGAGCTTTCTGCTCAATTGGCTGAATTATCTTACGAGAAGATATTGGAGAAAAGAGCAATGATGCAAGAGTCAATAAATAAAACTTTAGGATTTGGCCCTATGGGTATATCCACTTTTTAATCTTTAGATGTCAGATTTAACAGAAATAGGTAAAAATCCTGAGAATTTTAGTTCTCACGAAGCAGTTCCAAAAGGGATTAAACTTTTTTTTGGAGAAAAAGAAGCAAATTTCTTTTCTGCGACAGGTAGAGAGATAACTGAAAGTGTTCTTCAAGAAAGCTTTCTATTGTATAGAATAGATTTACAAAAGACAAAGACTCACAAATTATATGGTGAGGCAAAAAGAAAAGTATGGCTTCCTGAAATTCAAGTGTTTGGTAGAATAAATGTAGAGACTCAAGATCCTACATATCAAGTCGCTGGCGGTATTGAGAAGAAAGGGTTGGGTAACTTAACTGCACATATCTACATAGATCAACTTGAGGAATTAGGTTTGATTACAAAACAAGAGGGTACAAATGTTATAGTATCTGGAATTAAAATGGGTCACTTTATTGGTTATAAAGGACAATTCTACAAGATTGTTGATGATGGTTATTCTCAGATATCAAATGAATTCTCTTGGGCTGGTGACAGAAGGTTCTTTGTTACTGTCAAGGCTGTTGAGGTTGATGAAGATATTTTCCAAGGAAGATAATATGGTTTGAGTAAAATTAATCTTATTACTACTAGTAATATACTTTACTATAGGTATGGTATTTTACTACCAATTCTTTAGGTAAAAATTTAAAAACTTGAACGCCCCCCTTACCCCCCAAAGGTTTGATAAACCCTTGTTTGCCAAGCAAATATGACTATTTCTAATCATTGAGATAAGGAGGTGTTAACTTTAAAAATTATTACCTGATGATACTACCATATCCCCAGTGTAAAACCTTCATATACGAAATCAACGCCCCTAAGAAAAACGCTATATGAAGTAAAAATCCATGACAAATATAATACAAACATTTTTTTATTACAACTTTTTTGAAACTATTTATTTAAAATAACTACAGAAAGTATGTCAATCCTTGATAATATAGGGAAAAATTTGGATAGAGATTTTGAAAATCACAATTATTTGCCTCAAGGTATTTTCCTAGAAGACATTGATGTAGCTATTGTAGATTATATAAAAAATCTGAATTTAACCGTTGAGGATGAAACTGGGAATCAAAAAACAGTTCCTGTTATATTTTTAGCTCAAGAATTATGGGCTGAAAAAAAAATGAATTGGAAAGATTTCAGATTTGAGTACGGAGAAGAGCTTTCAAGACCTTTTATCGCTATTGCAAGAAAGACAGTAAAACCTGGAACATCTCCCTTAAAAAGAACAATTCCTATAAAAAGGCAATTTAAATTTGTTAAAGTGCCGACATTTGACGGAACACTTAAGGGTTATTCTTTATACAAAATACCACAACCTACTTGGGTTGACGTGGAATATGATATGATTTTGGCCGCTTATTACATGGTTGATGTCAATGCATACTACGAAAAAGTATTGCGTGACGGCTATTCTAATGGTCAGGGATATTTAAATATAAATGGGCATCATATCGCTTCAAAAATATCAGATCCATCACAAACATTACAAGAAGAATTGGCTTCGGAAAAGTTATATCAAGTAACAATACCAATAATTGTTCATGGAAAACTACTAGATCCCTCAAGTTTTGAGAAAGTAAACACAATCAATAAGATTTCAATTAAAATTTCTGAGCAAAAAAGTAGGAAATGATATTTTTTTTAATATTTATAAATAAAACTTTAAGTAGATGAAAGTGAGGAACAGAAGAAATGGAACAAATACAATAGCATACAAGCTTGGAGGTGTTGCCAAATCTGAAATAATTCCTGCAGGTTCAGTGGTGAATTTGACCGACTTAACTGACTTTAATCAGATTGTAAATAAACAAGATTTTAACAGAGGTTGGTTTGAATTGATTGAAGAAAATAAAAAAGAAGAATTGATTTTTAATAGCGAACTAGAAAAGGCAAAGAAAGAAGCTAAAAACTATTCGACAGAAACAATAAAAAAGTAAAAACAAATAATAAATAGAAATATGAGTACAATATTCGTTTCACCAGGTGTATACACAAAAGAACAGGACTTTTCAGTTTTTGCTTCTAGGATTGGTATCACTAGATTAGGATTGGTTGGTAAAACCCTAAAAGGACCTGCATTTGAAAGCGTAAAAGTGACAAGTACAGATGAATTCCTTTTGAGATTTGGTGGTACCAATGTAAAATATCCTATGCCTTATGTTGCTAACTCTTTCTTGTCACAATCAAACGAATTGAATGTGGTAAGAATTTTGGGTACAACTGGTTTTCAAAATTCATCTGCTTGGATTATTGCCGCAGACAGATCTATAGAGTATGAAGGCTCTACTACCGCAACTGGTATAACTTTCAGCATTAACTCACTTACTGCTCCCGCTACTTACAATATCACCCTTTCTGCTGAGACAAGTGGTGGTACGGTTGGTATAATAACTGCTACAACAGTTGGTAATAATACTGCAGTTGCTTTTATAGCACCTACAACTTCTGCTCAGCTATTAACAGGTCTTACTGCTTCTGCAGGATTCAATGCTTTGGGTATTAGTGCGACTGGTGGAAATACAACTGGAATTAGCGCATCTACTATTACATTGGCAGCTACAAATGTTGAACCTAGAGGCTCTGAGTCAGGTTCTACGCTGGCAATAATTAGAAGTAAGAAAAATCAAATTTCAGGAAACTTTTACTACACTGCTGAAAATCAAATTAAAATTGGAGCAATAACTTCAGCTTTAGCACCATTTGTTCTTTCAGCTTCAACAGGTCCATTATCTTTGATTACAAATAGTGGTTACACTGTATCTCTCGATGAAACACGTGACGATTATATCGTTAAGATTTTAGGAAAGAGTCCAGAGGTAACAACTGGAAATCCAGACTTCTATGTTGAAAGAATTTATCCTCACTTTGTAAGAGAGGCTGCTGCTAGACAAGAAATTTCAGGAATTAATCCTCAAATAGTTTACTCTACAGAAGCAGCTTATGAAGATTTTGAAGATTCATACACGAACGCAATTACACCTTGGATTGTATCTAGAGTTATTGGTGCAAACGTAAGAAGATTGTTTAGAGTACAAACTATTTCTGATGGTGATGCTTCTTCAAATGAAGTAAAAATTTCGATTGCAAATATTGATATCGTAAATTATACATTTGATTTAATTGTAAGAAATTATTTTGACACTGACGCAACTGCTTCTTCTACAGCATTAGAAAGATGGTCAAATGTGTCTTTAAATCCTGAGCAACCTAACTATATCGCAAAAATAATCGGTACAACTGATGAAACTTATCCAAGAAGATCAATGTTCATCACTGTTGACATGGAAGAAAATCACCCTGTAAACACTGTGCCTGCTGGATTTGAGGGTTATTCTTTGAGAAACTCTGGAATTAGTGGTATCACAGAAACAAATGTTTACTATAAGACTGAATATTTCCCAACGGATTCTAAATTCAAAACTTATTTAGGTCTTTCTGAGCTTGGATATACAAGTTTAACCCAGAATCAGATTTCTGTGAAAAACTCAGTTAAATCTTTAGAGTTTGACTTATTTGCTTATGACGGAGGCGTTTCTTCTGGAATGACTTCAATCAAAGGTTTCCACATGGAGAATACAGCAGATGCTACTCTTTTCATTAGTGGTGATAAAAATAGTTTAACAGGTTATACAAATGCTGCTGGAACTTTGATTGACAAAGCGCTTCTTAAATTTACAGTTGCACCTGCTGGAGGATTTGACGGATGGAATAAATACCAACAATACGACAACTTGTACGAAGAGTTTACAGATGCTTACGCTGATAATGTTAATTCTTTCAAATCAGGTATTGATTTGATGGCTAGTCCTGAAGAAGTAGACATTAACTTGTTCGCAACTCCAGGTATAGATTTCTCTAATAATGATTCAATTATTACATATGCTCTTGAAATTATTGAAGATAGAGCAGATACTTTGTACATCATGGATGCACCTAGATTAACTATTGGAACAGAAAAAGGAACTGCAGATGAAGTTACATCTATCCTTGAGTCTACTGGAATCGATTCTAACTATGCTGCTACATATTGGCCTTGGGTTCAATTACAAGATCCAACAAGTGGTAAGTACACTTATCAATCGCCTACATTTATGGTTGTTAGAAGTATGGCTTATACTGACAATGTTGCAGCTCCTTGGATTGCACCTGCAGGTGAACTTAGAGGTCTTGCTCCAGCGAATGTTGTAAGAGCCGATGTTAAGCTTAAGAAAACAGATAGAGATACATTGTATCAAGGTAGAGTAAACCCAATCGCAACTTCAATTCAAGTTGGTGTTAAGATTGATGGTCAAAAAACTCTTCAAGTTAGACAATCTGCTCTTGACAGAATCAACGTTAGAAGATTGTTGTTACAAGTAAGAAGATTGGTTGCTGCGGCATCTCAAACTTTAGTGTTCGAACAAAACGACCAAACATTGAGAGATCAATTCTTGGCAAGAGTAGAGCCTATCTTGTTGCAAATCCAAAACCAAAGAGGTTTAACAGCGTTCAAGGTGGTTATGGATGATTCAAACAACACTAATGAGACAATCGATAGAAATACATTGGTAGGTAAGATTCAATTGAAACCAACAAGAACTGCAGAGTTTATAGACTTGACATTCCAAGTCTTGCCAACTGGAGCAAACTTCGAAGATTTTTAATCTTAGAAATAAATAATAAAAAGAATAGGGAGGTAATTATTATCTCCCTTTTTTATTAACCAAAATAGGATAAAAAGTTTTTAATTCTATTTATATAAAAGTTTTTATTATATGTCAGGTAGTTATTTTCAGCCAATAAAAAGAGAGTTTTTAAACCTGAGTGGTGGTACCGTTACAGGCGAAACTGCTTTTACAAGTGGATTAACAATAATAAATGGTAATGTAGGTATTGGCACATCAACACCAGAAACTACATTACAAGTTTTAGCGCCAACCGCTCTATTGGCAGAAGAAATATCCAGATTTGGTATTTCAGGCGTTACTGGTAGTTCGGTAAGTATTATAAATGCAACTTCAGCCTCTGGACAATTTAATCCCGCTTTACTGAGTATCAATAGTGAAACTAATCGTCAAGCATTTTTATTTTATGGCGTTGGAGGTTTAGACACAGGAACGAATCCAATCAGTACTTTCGACTCTAGAATTGTAACATCAGGAAGTAGTTATCCAAATTATGGTTGGAGTGCAGCAACTACAAGACCACTTTTCAGATGGGCTAACAATGGGTCAGCTCAAATGACAATGTCTGCAAACGGTAATTTGGGTATTGGGACAGCAACACCTACTGAAAAACTAGAAGTTAACGGAACTTATGGTAGGGTTTTCAATCGTTTAGATACGACTGGGACTACATCAGTAACACTTACAGGTCAATCTAGCGGTATTACAGTTTTCGAAGCTGGATCAACAGATGTTGGTCATATTTATATGGGTGTTAGAGGAAAAGATAACACATTAAATCCAGGTTTTGGTAAGGTAGGTGATTCTTTTATGTATTCATCAATAGCGAGTAATGGCTTAAATATACTTAGTGCAAATGGCGTAGAGACAGACGATTATATTAGATTTTATGCTGGAAGATTGTATGTTTCAGGTTCAACTATTTTAACTCCCGATATTCATATCCAAGGAAGTGGTTCAACAAGAGGTAATATAGGTATTGGCACAGCAAATCCTACTCAAAAATTACACATTAGTGGAAACACTAGAGTGTTAGTGCTCGAAGGTTCTGATCATGTTTATCAAGAGTTTTATCCTCAATCAATGTCTGGTGGTAGATTTGGTTGGATTGGATATGGCTCTTCTGGTACTACTGATTTTAGAGTTTGGAATCAACCTATAGGGGGTAGATTATTGTTTGGAACTGAGAATAATCTTAGAATGACAATAAATGGTGATGGCAATGTTGGTATTGGTGTTGGAGCAGCACTGCCAACAGCAAAGTTACATATAAACAATACCACAACAGGAGCAACATTCTTAGTTGAAGATTCATCAAACCCTGATTCAACACCATTTATAATTGATACGAGCGGTAATGTAGGTATAGGAACAACCACGCCGTCCACTTTATTAGATGTGCAAGGATCTAATAGCACTTACTTTAGGTTCTCACCAACCACAAGTGGTGGTAGAGTACTATTGAGTGGTGCCACAGGTACAACTTCATCGCCTGCATATGTAATTACAGTTCCTATTTCATCAGAATCTTCATTAACTGCTGACGCTCAGTTTGGGGTAATTTCCTTTGAAAATACTAGCAATCTGATTTTTGGTAAGCCAGGTGACACCTATATTAGGTCGTCTAGTAGAGGTAATGGTTTAAATTTAATTACATCACCACTTGCAGAAACTGGTACAACTGAAGATTATATTAGATTTTATGCGGGACAAAACGCTTCAGGAACCACTCCTGATATGCATATTCAAGGGACAGGAACAACAAGAGGATTTGTCGGTATTGGTACAGCAACACCTAATCGACCACTTCATGTCAGAGATGTTATGCGTCTTGAGCCAAGAAGCACGGACCCTTCCGATCCTGCTGAGGGAGATATTTATTTTGACTCAACACTCAAGAAACTAAGAGTATTCGATGGTACAACGTGGCAAAATTGCTGGTAACAAAAATATTTGTATCAATAAGGATTCACATCATTCTCAATCTCAACTCTAATAGCACCTATTTGAGGAATAGACATTCTATTCCCATTTGCATATATCAATTGAAATTCAGCATCAAATAACCCAGAATCACTAGTATCTTCAGCTTCCCAATTGTATTGAATAACTCCTCCACTATAAGAAACAATTTGTGCATTTTTGGCCATAATTTTAATATCACCACAAGAATTTTTCATTGTGAAAGTTGCGCTTGATACGCCAGTTAAATCAAAAGGAATTCTACTTCCCAAACAACTCCTGTCTATAAGTTGCATTTTAAGAACGGGTAATGTATCGTTTCTCTTAAGGTGAAATTCATTATTATTTCCTGCCATCTTTTTTAATATAAATAGATTATAATATCTCTATTTCTAGTGTGTTTGATAATATTTCTATAGAAATTTCACCAGAAGGCCCACTTTGATTGTTTAATCTAAACCTAGTTGTCAATTTCTTTTCAGGAGCACTATTTGTATATTGAATATACCAAACCAAATCATAGGTTACATCTGTTGCATATAGTGTTGGGTTGAGATTTGTGTAATATATTCCAGTCTCTTCTTGCACAATAGGAGTATTGCTTTCTATTAATGTTGCAGATTCATTTCCGTTCAATCCAGCGACATAAGAACTAGCAGCTATTGAAGTTGGGTCAAAAAGATTATATGATTGTGTTGTTCCAGTCGGCGTTGCCGTAAGTGAAACATAATAAATTTTCCTATACAATCTTATTTCTCCCATATTATTTTATATAAAAAATCCTTGGAACATTATATTAAAAATACAACACCCCAAGGATAAATATGTTTTTTTTGCTATTAGGCGTTTAGTAAGCAGATATCGGGCTGAAGCGTGATTGTTACCTCTGCAAGGTCGTCAGCACCGTAATCGTAATCACCGAAAGCTGCGTTTGTAATACAACATCCAATCAAAGTCCACTTTTCAACTTCAACACCCGTTGGGTCAAGAGCTTTAAGGACAAGATTTTTCTTGTATCCTACAGCGTAACCCATTCTTCCTGTTGCAGATTCGAAATGAAGTCTTACCCATTCCATAATCTTTTGAGTTGTAGATGGTCCGATAACGTCAATAAACTTCACCTCGATTGTACCCCACTTAGAACGACCAGCTACCCAAGTACTAGTGTTCATGTATGGGATCTCTGTACTTCCGATTTCCAATGAAGGTTTTCCTGAGGTTTGAACTAGAAAAGACTCAATTCCCAACTCAGTTGGAAACTCAAGTACGAATCTATTTTTTCTTTTTGGTTCCTGTTCAATAGGAACTGGTCTAAACATATCAGCCATAGCTATAGTATTTATTTAAGTTTATTTTCCTTTTTAAATAAATACTTAGAAAAAAATTTTTTTTATTTGGTATTTGCGTTAAAATAATTTCTATGTGGTTAAAATTGGCATATGCATCACAAATAGACATTAATTTGATTTTAAATCAAAAATATTTTATTAAAAACTATTTATTTGTAGGAGTTTCATAGCTTTATTTTTAACAAAATTCTATATAAAATAATTATGGCAGACATAGGAGAGATAATATACAATCAAGTATTGTCATTGGATGTGGATAATAACCCTATCACAGGAGCAACGTTTGATTACGTCCTTTATTTGGATAATACAATATATTCTGGAGGAAACATTAGTTATACGCTTACGGATGATATTAGGAGTATATTTACGTTTTCTTGGTCTGCAGATACATATGGAACTTATCAGTTGTATACAAAAAATAACAACACAAATATGATTTATATATCTGATATTGTTAATGTGAAACCATCAATAGATACGAGCATATACATAGGTCTGTAATTAGAAAATAAATAATTATAAGCTATTTATTAAAGAAAGCTTATAGTCAATGACTGCAGAATATATATTACAAGAGCGTATAAAGTGCGCCAAAAGTCCTGTTTATTTTTTTAACAATTACGGCTACGTATTTGACGCTATAGCAAAAAGCGTTAGAAAGATGAAGTGTTTTGAGTATCAAGAAAAGTGCGTTGAAATTTTTCACAAAAACCAAAATTCAATAATACTTAAATCGAGACAAACAGGTTTATCTGTAATTACAGCAGGTTATGTCGCTTGGAGATTAATGTTTAGATATGATGAGAAGATATTAATTATTGCCAATGACGGAGCAGGAGCTAAAAGGTTTTTAGCCACTGTTAAACAGTTTGTCGAACATACCCCTTCATGGCTTCAGCCTGAATCTATAGTAACAAACAACCAAACAAAATTAGAATTTTCTAATAAGTCTTGGGTTGAAGCAAAAGCAAGTAGTCCCAATGCAGGTCGTGGGGAATCTTTAACAATGCTTGTTCTTGATGAGACTGCCTTTATTAAAGATGCTGAAGCAATTTGGATGGCGGCTGGTATGGCACTTTCTGCTACAAAAGGTAAATGTATAATGATTTCAACTCCGAATGGTACAGGTAATTTATATCATAAAACTTGGGTGGGCACAACCAATAAGAAGAATGACTTTATTCCTTTAACTGTACATTGGACACAAAACCCTCAATCATCTGTAGGTTTACAAATAAATAAAAATATTAACGGAGAAGAGTTTCCTTGGAGTCCTTGGTATGAAGAGCAGTGTAGAAGAATGAGTTACGATAGCGTTAAAATTGCGCAAGAGCTTGATTTATCATTCGAAGGTTCGAAATACCTTGTGATTGAACAACAACTCATCGATAAATATGAAAAGAGAGTAAGAGATCAAAGACCGAATTTTTATATTAAATATGATTTTAATCTTAAGGGAACACCTGAGTCAGGAAGTTTTATTATAGATGAAACCGCTTTCTATGTTTGGAAAAGACCTGAAGAAGGGAAGAATTATATTGTTGGATGTGACGTTGCCCGTGGAGATGGAAAAGATTTCTCTACAATTCAAGTTTTAGATGCTGAAACACTAGAGCAGGTTGCGGAATATAGAGATAAAATTGGAGTGGATTTATTTCCATACTTAATTGATTGGGTTGGTAGGGCTTATAATAACGCATACCTAGTTGTCGAATGTAACTCTTTCGGTATGCACGTTGCTTTGACACTAAGGGATGCGCTCCAATATAAGAAGATGTTCTTCTCTAAAAATATCCAAGATATTCACGTTAGACCTTTCGATTATAAGATTAATGAGGGAACTGAAATTCCAGGATTTCAAACAACAATGAAAACAAGACCTCTTATTGTTGCGGCGATTATACAACACATGAGAGAAAACAATCTGATTCTGCATTCTCCACGACTTACTGCTGAATTTTCAACATTCGTTATGATTAATAATAAGCCTCAGCACGAGCCTGGATTTCATGACGACTTAATATTTGGTTTAGGATTGGCGTTGTATGTAAGAGATAATGAATACAACAATATCATTGCAACAGATGGTCTTTATAAATCAATGCTTGGCGCTATATCATTTAGCTCAAATAATATGATGGGTAAAATAGAGCACAACGGGCAAGGTGGCAGAAAAGATATTGAAGTGCCAGATGGCGGAAGTGGCTTGTTTATGGGCTCATCGTTCACGCAATCAGATGATGATGATTTAGATTGGCTTCTAAAGCCTTAAAAAGTTGATTTTGACAACATAATTACTTATATTTAAAAAAATAGATAAAATGGCTGAAGATAAAAAACCACAAAGTATATTCCAAGGAGTTGTGGATGCGATAAATGGAGGGAAAAAGAAAACCCCTACAGCACCTGCTTCTGCGCAGTTTGCTCCAAATAAATCAGATGGTTTAATCAATAGTGAAAGTCCAATTGAAGAAATGCAACAGCAATTTTTAGATTGGCAGGTTAATAAAATTGCACACAACCTTTACACGAGATCAATATATTTTGACACAGACAGACTTAGTGCATACCAGGATTTTAGAGCCATGGATATGTCTCCTGAAATTGCAGCGGCGCTTAATATTATTAGAGATGAGTGTCTTACAAGAAGTGAAAAAGGTAACATTCTTGAAATTTATTCAGAAAATTCTAGAGTAAAAGAAATTCTAAAAGATTTATTTGGGAATAGAATCAATGTTGACTACAATCTTAAACTTTGGATTCGTGATTTAGTTAAATACGGAGATTATTTTGTATTCCTAGAAATTGATAAAACAGAAGGTATTTATAACTTTCTTTCTTTACCTGTTGAAGAAATTCACAGAGAAGAAGCTTATGACGGAAATCCTGAAAGTGTAAGATTCCGTTGGGAAACAATGGGTATGTATTTTGAAGATTGGCAAGTTGCTCACTTTAGAATGCTAGAAGACACAAAGAAATTACCTTATGGACGTTCTATTTTAGATCCTGCTAGAAAACTTTGGAAACAATTGCAGTTAGCGGAGGATTCTATGCTTGTTTATCGTATCACAAGAGCACCAGAAAGAAGAGTTTTTTATATTGAGGTTGGTAACTTAGGTGATCAAGATGTACAAGGGTATATGATGAAAATTCAAAACCAAATCAAGAAACAACCTGTTGTCGATTCTAGAAATGGTCAATATAACCTAAAGTACGATCCAATGAATATCACGGAAGATTACTTCATTCCTATTAGGGGTGATAAATCTTCAAAGATTGATACATTGCCAGGTGCATCTAATATGGGTGATATCCAAGATATAGAATACCTTCAAAATAAACTTTTTGCATCTCTTCAAGTTCCTAAGGCATATTTGAACTATGCGGAGAACTTACCAGGGGGCTCAACACTTTCTCAGGCAGATTTGAGGTTCTCTAGAACAATAAACTCAATCCAAGAAGTTATCTTGTTGGAGCTTAGAAGAATTGCAAATATTCACCTTTTCTTCTCAGGATTGAAAGATGAAATTGACAACTTTACATTAACGCTTACAAACCCTTCCACTCAGCAAGAGTTGTTGAAATTGGAAACAATGAAAGCGAGAATGGAAGTGTTTAAAGAAATGTATTCTTCTGAATCAAACTCTCCTGTTTCATATACTTGGGCGATGGAAAATGTTCTTGGATTCTCCAAGGCTGAAATTAAACTCATACTGAAACAGAAGAAAGTTGAGAAGAAAATATTTGCTGAAATCGATGCATCGGTTGAGACATACAAGAAAATTGGATTGTTCAAAGAACTTGATGATAGATATGAACTTCCAGGTGCAGCGCCTGCGGGTGCAGCCTCTACAGGAGAGGAATCTGCCGCAGGCGGTGGCGGCGGTGGCGGAGCCGCAGGTGGAATGGGTAATATGGAACTTGGAAGTCAACTTGGTGGAATGGACGCAGGTGGTGGCGAAGCAGCTCCTGAGGCAGGTGGTGCACCTGAAGCAGGTGGTGCTGAAGAAGTTCCGTTAGCAGAGAATAGAATAGTAAAAATAAAAAGAGTTTTAGCTGAATCAGATAGAAACGCTGACGATTTATTATTAGATTTGCTTGGTGATACAGATGATGCTCCAACTTTGGCTGAAAGAGAAGAAAGTGAAAATAAACTACTTCACCAAAACAAAAAATTGAATTACAAAATTCAAAAGATGATTGAGAATATTCAGACTAGTTTGGACGATACAAAGAAAGAGGAGAGAGACGAGAACGAGAAAAAATTCCAAGAGATTAAAACTAAAAATACTTTGTTTGAAAGAAGTGGAATGGTAATTGACAGAACTAATAGTATGTTTAAACACTTAGAAGAGATGATGAGCGGAAATAAAGTGTCTGGTTTTGATGTTGAAAAAATGGATATTATAAACGAAGAATTTGTAGAGGAAATTGAGCTGAATGAAGAAATCATAGAAGATGTAAATGAAATTCCAAACGAAGATTCAGAAGATAAAACAGAAGAGTAATGGAAAAATATCCAGGTTGGCTAAATGTAAACGATACCCACAAAATAAAAAAAGATTTTGCTGAGTTGAAAGCTATTCTTGATGAAATAGAAAGTGATATAAATGCTTTCTTAGGACACAAAAAGACTAAGTATAAAGGCAAGAGAGCGAGAAAAAAATTAGCCCTATTGAAGAATGAACTAATACCAAATATTTCTAGAAAAATATTAAAAACAAAACAAGATTATGAAAGTGACTACTCCTAGTCACTTTTTTTTTGTATATTTGCCAGTATGAGTGAAGTCTGTAATAGTAAAAACTGCAATTGCGGTAAGCAACACGTATATAAAGATGACTTAACAGAGGTCGCTAAAGGCAACCTACATAAGGCTATGGATACTTTTGAAGAACGAAAGTATGATTTGGGTAACGTTATCAAAGAAGAGGATAGAAGAAAGAGACCAATGGTTCATCTTCATCTCCACACATTTCATTCCATATTGGATGGTTGTGGTAGTATTGATAATTATGTAAAGTTAGCCAAAGAATATAATCACCCCGCAATTGCTGTAACTGATCACGGAACCTTGTCAGGCACTTATGAATTATTTAAGAAGTGTAAGGCAGGTGGTGTAAAATCCATTATGGGAATGGAAGCTTATGTGAATGATAAGCAGGGTGAATTTGAAGAAAAGAAATACGAGGGTGGAAATTCACACCAATCCATATTTGTTATGAATCAAGAAGGTTTTGTCAATATTAATAGATTGGCATATCGTTCTTATGATGAGGGTTTTTACAAAAGAGGTAGGATTAAGACAGATTGGTTGTTTGAACACAAACAGGGTTTGTTTCTTACGACATCTTGCGCAGTTAGTCATATGTCCAAATTGACATTAGAAGGTAGAGAGACAGAGGCTGAAGAGTATCTAAAAGGGCTTATGAGAGAGTTCGGAGATAATTTGGTTGCTGAATTGCAATTTAATGAATATGATGGTCAAAAGATTTACAATAGGTGGCTTTTGAAGATGATTAAAAAGTATAGTCTTATGCCTATACTTACGAATGATGTTCACTATGCTTTTAAGGAAGATGCAGAACTGCAAGATACACTCATCGCAATTAACCAAAAGTCAAAATTAGGAAATTCATTTAAGCTTAATACGAGAAATCTTTATTATGCAAACGTAGATGATTTTCATATTTTCAATAAAAAATTTGGTTTTAATTATCCAGAGTCATTTGTTGACTTGTGTTTGGATAATACTCTAAAGGTTGCCGAAAAGCTAAACTACGAATTTGATACAAAAACCGAAAAGTTTCCAAGATATGAAGTAACCACTGATGTGTTGGACTATTTCAAAACTGATAGCACGGAAGAAATTATTACCAGACTTGCTTTTGGAAAGTTAAAGCAAAAACTAACTAAGTATAAGGAAAATAAGATTGTTGAAATTACACCTGAAAAAGAAAAAGAATATCACGATAGATTAACGTATGAGTTGGAGGTAATTAAGGAGAAAAATACTCTTGATTACTTTATGGTGTATTGGGAGTTGATTAGAGATTATAGAAAGAAAGGCTATAACATTGGTCCATCCAGGGGCTCAGCAGGCGGTTGTCTGCTTTCTTGGTGTTTGGAGATTACTGATATTGATCCTATACGATTTGATTTGTATTTTGAAAGATTCTTAAATCCAACTCGTAAAGGTCTCCCTGATATTGATGTGGACTTTATGAAGGGAACGGATGATGTGACAAATAATTTCTTGTATGAGAAATATGGAAAGAATCGTGTTTTGAGTGTTTCCACATTTTCCACATTTAACGAAAAAGGCTGTCTTAAAGACGTTGTTAGGGCTCATTTCGGAGACGAAGAGACGGGTTTTGAATCAGATGTTCACGCAGTTACTAAAGAAATGCCAAACTTTGATAGGGTTGAGTATTCATTAGGTGATTGGTTTGAAAAATGGCCTAATGACCCTGCGTGCTCAGACAGAGTAAGGAGATGGCTGACAGATAAAGATAATAGAAAAATATTAGACCAAACATTAATGTTGCAAGGTCAAATTAGAGGTATTGGTCAGCACGCAGCAGGTATTGTAATTACACCTGGTCCTTGTTGGGAATATTTACCAACAAACATTATCGCCTCAAATAAGAGTATTGTAACAGCATTTCAAGAAGCTGATAAGAGTGGTAAAGATTTGTCAGAGCTAAACATATTGAAACTTGATAGGTTAAAGCTTGAAACTCTCAATGTAATTGAAGATACCATAAAGATTGTAAAAGATAAGCATGGACATGACATTACGGACAAAGTTCGAAATGTAAACTTGAATGATGAAAATCTCTTTATTGAATTAAGACTTGGTTTGAATCATGGTATTTTTCAGTTTGAAAGTCCAGGAATGAACGCTTTGATTAGAGGTATGGCAACAGAGAGCTTTTCAGAGCTTACAGCGGCCAATGCCTTATATAGACCAGGGCCTATGGGTATTGGTGCTCACGAAGAGTTTATTAAGAACAAGTTTAATCCTGAAAACATTAAGTATGTTCATCCTGCTCTCGAAACTATTTTGAGAGAAACGAACGGAGTATTAATTTATCAAGAGCAACTGATGTTCTTGGCAAATAAAGTTGGAGGAATGAGTTTGGGTGAGGGTGATATGCTTCGTCGATATATGGACAAGGCGAGTTCTGCTATTATGAAAAAGTCTTCAGGTGAAACATTGAATAAAAAAGAGCAAGATAATTATGTAGAGTTTGAAAAGTATTGGAATAAATTTATTGATGGAGCTGTAAAGAATGGGTATAAAGCAGACGAGGTTGATGTGATTAAAGATTGGGTAATCAAGTATTTGGGATATTCATTCAACAAGTCGCATTCAACGGCGTATGCTTATCTCGCAATGCAAACACTTTATCTGAAACATTATCACCCAACTGAGTTTTACACAGCACTTCTAAATCACCCTAAGACAAGTGGTGGAAAAGAAAAAGAACAATCTTGGCTAGCATCAGCAATTGCATCGGCAATGTCTAAGGGTATTGTCATATCACCTCCATCTAGAAAATCAGGTTGGACATGGACAGTAACTGGTGAAAAAGAAATATCTATGGGATTCTCAGGAATTAATGGTTTAGGTGATATAGCTTACCAAGAGTTGGTCGAATTGATGGCTAAAAAGAATAAAAATCTTCAGAACATAAGTGTTTCCGAGTTTTATGATTTACCTTTCTCAAAGTTTAATAAGAAAGCTTTTGAATCTTGCATTAAAGCAGGTGTTTTTGATGAATGGTCTGAATCTAGAGAATACTTAATAGCATTAAGAGAGAAGAAGAAAAAGAAAGTTGTTGTTGCCAACCAAATGTCTCTTTTTGATATGAGTTCCAAAGAGTTTGATATTAAAACTGATGATATTGGTCATCATTTAAAAACAACTGAATCTCAGAAAAGAGATGAGTTTATTGAGGTTTGTAATTTTGATTTAGAGAAAATCAAATTTATGTTAAAAATTAAGACCACAATAAATTTGAAAGCTAAAAAACCATTAGACAATATCATAAACTTTGAAGATGAAGGATGGTATTTCTTTGTTTTAGAAGAGTTTACTACAATGATATCAAAAACAGGAAAGGAGTATTTGACGCTTCGTGTTGGTGATGGTGTAAATAGTACGACGTTGAGAGTTTTTGATCCTTTAGCAAAGAAAATAAAGCCAGAGATGATAGCAAATGGTGTATATGTAGCCAAGTTTGAGAAGAATGATGGTGGATTTATTAACTTTGCTAGAAATACACAATTTAAGAGAGTAGAAATATGATTTACAATGTATACACAGATGGATCTTGTGACCAAGGTTCTGCTTCCTCTGCCACAACAAATGGTGGGTGGGCATTTATAGTAACAGATGAACAAGGCGTTATTCTCTTCACGGATTCTTCATTTGAACCAAACACAACAAATAACAGAACGGAAATGCTGGCTATAATAAAGTCAGTAGATTCGATGTCCGAAAAGGGTTTCTTTAACATTGAAGGGAATTGCCTGACGATAAATTGTGATAGTGCTTATATTGTAAACGCCTTTGAAGATGGATGGATTGATAAGTGGAAAAAGAATGGTTGGAAAAACTCAAAAGGAGAAGATGTTGTAAATCAAGATTATTGGAATTTGCTAATTGGGCAAAAGAGTCAATACAATATTAAATTCAAGAAAGTAAAGCGCAGGTCAAATCCGTTTGCAAAGAAAGTTGATGCTTTAGCTAGGGAAAAAATGAGGAATTAATAGAAAATTCTCATTACTGTCAATCCAGTTGCTAACAAGAAAGATAAAACACCAGCAATAGCATATACTTTTGTTTTAAATTTTTTGTAGTCGTCTAGTTGTTCTTCGTATTTTTTAAGAGTTTCTTTGATTGAGTCTATTGACTGCTGAACATCTTTGTGGTTTATATAAAAAGCTTTTAGACTTTGTAGGTCATTAAGGTTTGTAGCTTCCTCAACGCTTGTTTTCCAATCCTTAAGGTCATTAATAGCGTGCTTAATCCCAGAAATTTTAGTTAACTCAACATTTAGACCGTTAATTTCATCGGCTAAAGAATCACATATTTCCCCAAGTTTCTCTAGTTCTTTTAATACGTATTTGGACCATTCGTTCCATCCATTATTTTCTAATCCTGACATCTACTTTAATTTTTTGAAACATCTCCGTCTTTCTGTCTTCCTCAAGAATGATTTCAGCTTTCTTGAATTCATTTGCAATCTTATGCAATTTGTGGCTAATACTTTCTAATTTGTCCACTATTTCAATGCAGTTATGATTTAGATAGAAATCTATAGGCTGTTCGTTCATAAAAAAAATTTTAAAAGTTTTTCATTTTTATTGGTTTTTTAGAAGACAAAAGTAATCCAGTAGTTTCAAAAAATTCAATTCTGTTATTATATATATTCTTAAAACTTTTTTATTCCCCATATTTTGAAAGAATTTTAGTAAAAATTTGAATATTTATTAAAAGAAGAATTTTAGATGAAGAAGATAAATTTTAAGAAAGCAGCAGGTAGGGAATTAAGTAAGGCAAAGAAAAAAGCTAGAAGCCCTTTTGGGTCAAGCCAAGATTTGAAAAACAAAGCCTCTAAGATGTCAACAAAAATGACAAAACCAGAGAGGGAAATGAATCAAATCTTAACTGAATTGCAAGTTAAGTTTGAACCGCAAAAAGTTGTCGGATCTAAGATTTACGACTTCTATGTTCCTCAGGCAAACTTGCTTATCGAAGTTGATGGGGATTACTTTCATGCAAATCCTGATGTATATACAGAAGGTGATTTGAATTCAATGCAGAAAAGAAATGTAAAAAACGATGAGTTTAAAGATACTCTTGCCAACGGAAGAGGTTATGTTTTAACTAGAGTTTGGGAAAGTGACTTAGCAAAAAAATACGAAGAAGTAAAAGATAGCATAAAAAAACAAATAGGTTTATGAAAAAAAGTTTAAGATATATCATAAGAGAACAAGTAGAAAGGTTGTTTGAGGTCGATATGGCCAATCCTGCTGGTGATGCTATAAAAGATATGCAAGCTCAAGTTGCTGATACATTAGATTATTTGACAAATCTAGAAGATGAAACAGAGTCTGATGTAAAAACTGGAAATAAACTTTTAAATGTAAAAAAACAAGCTAGAAGCAACTCGCCAACATCAATAAAGGTAGATGGTAAATCATATATAAATCCAGAAAGAGCAGCTAAAAATGCTGAAGTTCCTGCGGAAGATAAGATTTTGGGCGCCAAAGAAAAAAGCTTAGATAAGATAAAAAAGACTAGGAAGGATTACGAACAAATGGCAAAAGAGCTTGAGAAAAAAGAATTGGAAATGATGAAGACGCAAAAAGGCGGAGAATCGAAATCATCAGTACTTCCGTCTTTGGGATCTGCAATCTAAAATTTCTATTTACTTTATTTTTTTTTAGTTCTATATTTATCTAAAAATAAAAATAGATATCTATGGAAGAAAATGAAAAAATCACCGTTGGCAATAACGCTAGTAGAAATACATCAGCGGCAGATGATAAAAAGACGGTTGCGCAAGGGTATGGTATTCCTGAAGAATTCGTTAACAATGATGAATTTATTATTCCTACGGAAAAAATTGACCTTCCTTCTCAGGGGTTATTTTACCCAAACAAAAAATCTACAGTAGAAATTAAGTATATGACTGCTGAGGAAGATAACATCCTTTTCTCTTCAGACTTAATCAAGAGTGGTAAGGTTTTGGACGTTCTATTGGAAGCTGTAATTAAAGACAAAGATTTGAGACCTGACGATATGCTTTCTGGTGACAGAAATTATGTTCTTATTGAGGCGAGAAGAACAGGTCTTGGAGATGATTATAAACCAGGAAAAATTAGATGTGAATCTTGCGCAAATGACTTTGAGCCAACTGTGGATTTGAGTTTATTAAAATCTAGAGAGATTACTGAAATCCCAGATTCTGAAGGATTCTATTCAGTAGTTCTTCCTGTAACAAAAATCAACATCAAATTTAGACTTTTAAGAGGTTCTGATGAGAAGAGATTGAGCAAAGCCATGGAAAAGAAATCAGGAAATGCTAGAGTAAGCAGATTAATTACTGAAAGATACTTGCTTCAAATTATGGAGGTAAATGGAAACAGAGACAAAACTTATATCAATAAGTTTATTTCTGCTATGCCAACAAAAGATTCTTTATTCTTTAGAGAATACAATAGACAGATTGAGCCAGGTATTGACTTGAATTATGAGTTTGAATGTGAACATTGTGGACAAATTCAAGAGCGTGATGTTCCAATTACAAGCAAATTGTTTTACCCTGATGCAGATGTTTAATGTCTGAAGAAAACAAAGATATAGAATTAAGAAAAAATATAAGTGAGTTAAAAGAAGAGTTTGATGTTTTTAAGGGTGAACATAGACACCTATTGGAGAACATAGAACAATTTACCGAAAAACTTAAAAAAGAGAATAAAAAACTAGAAAAGCCTTTTGAGATGTTAAACCTTCCTTCAAAAGGCTTTTTTTATGAAAATAAAAACAAGTACATTCTCATCGGATACCTTACTTATGTTGAAGAAAACTTGCTCACAAGTGAGATGCTTGTTGAGAGTGGTATTGCCTATGAAATTGCTTTCGAAAATTTGATATGCAATACTGACATTACCATAAACGAATTATTGACAGGAGATGTACAGGCAATGGCTTTGGCGCTTAGGTCTTTTTCTTATGGAAATAATATAGAGCTCGACTTAAAGTGTGAGCATTGTCAAAAGATTGACAAGGCCACAATACCACTTACAAGTTTTAAGATGAAGACGGTTGAGAGCGACGTGGATGATAATGGTGAAATTCCAGTCTATATAGCCAATGGTAAGATATTGATTAAAGTAAAGCCAATAACATTTAAGCAAGAAATAGAGCTAAACGCTAAAAAGAATAAAAAACCTTTAGAGGAGTTGGCTATTTATATCAAAGAATTTAATGGAGAAAGAAATCCAAACAAAATTCTGAATGCTATAAGAATGTTGAGGCTTTTAGAATCAAGAGACCTTAGGACGGCTATAAAAGAGAATACTCCAGGTGTTGATACTAAATACTATTATGAGTGTGATTATTGCGACAAAACAACGTTATATGATTTTGGGGGAAATACTTTTGATTTATTAAAACTACCAGCTAGTTATAGAAATAATGTATTGGAGGAAATATTCTTATTGACTTACTACGGAAAGTCTATTACCATTGAAGATGCCAAGCAAATGCCAGTTACCGAGAGAAGATGGTTTATAAATAGAATTAGTGAAGAGCTTGAAAAGCAGAGAGAATACGAAAAGAAAGAAATGTCAAAAGCTAGAAGTTCATCCAAGAAAAGATAATTTTTATAAAAATCACTCTATTTATTGAAAAACATTTTCTCTAATGAATAACTTAGATTTTTTTTCAGAATACGAAAGTCAGAAAAGAAGAGCTCAAAAAATTTTTGAATCTCTAGATAAGAAAATTGGTTCAAATAAAAATGAATTGAATGAGGCTTTGTTTGGTTTAATTAAAACAGCTAAAGATAGAGAGAAAGCGTTAAAAGATTATTTCTTTAAAATCACAAAAGCTCCAAATTGGCAACCCTATAGTGTAGATTTGGATTCGACAGGAAAACAAGTGAAGATAGAAAATGCAACCCCTGAAGATTTAGATGATGCATGGGAGTTTCTTAGACAACAAGCTGCTAGCGACGAATTTAAAGGCGCTATAAAGCAAGACGGGGATTCTATAATATATCAAAAAGGAGGCAAAGGCTCTAAGTCACAAGACCCAGATCAGTCTGCCGACCCAAATGCCGATCCTGATGCTGATCCTGATGCTGACCCAGATGCACAAACATCACAGCCGAGCGTTCCAACATATGAACTTACGTATGATAAAAGACAAGGAAAGTATTTTTTTGGAAGTAGCGAGAGATTTGTAAATAAAATAGCCAACGCACTTTCTGAGATTGAAACTTATAATTTTGAAAAAAGTCCTCTAAAATATTTATTTGAAGATCCATTAAAGTTTGGATTAAGAGAAATCGTATTTGATTTTAAAGCAGGAAATATATCTGCAGCAAGAGATGGTTTTTGGATTGGTGATTTTTCAGGAGGAATGCTTGAAGCTGATTTTATTGGAAACAATTTTAGAGGTCGTTTCTTCGCTAATAATGAAGATTGGAGATCAAAACCTACAGCATTTATTTCAGGAACATTTCTTGACAAGTCTAAAACGGGAATATTAGGGTTAAACGATGTAAAACAGGGTAATGAAAATTACGCATTTCATTTAATACAATTACCTGCAGGTTATTCGGTTGAAATATTAACTGACAAACAATTAAGACACACTATTACTTGTGAAAAAAGAATGGACATATCAAACTCTAATTTCATATATTCTGTTTATATGGGTTACGATATTGACCAAGACTCGCCAAAGAGTGTTACACTGACATGGGAAACCATAAGAACAGAGTATGATGCTTATAAAATAAGTGGAAAAATGAATTCATTGCCTGATTTGTTTTCTTTGGCAAGTGATGAAAAAATAATTGAACTAAGAGTTGTTGAATCAGGCACGCCCCCATCTTTTAAAAAGAAAGAGCGTTTTGATAGCACTAAAGAATATATAGAAAATACATCTGGACTAAGAGGTTTAAAACAAGTTTCAGGAAGTCAATATAACAGGGATTTGAAATTTAACATTACAAACGATTCTGATTTTGAAAACTTTAACAAGATTAAAGGTTATATAAACTCAAATCAATTTATAAATGATTTAAGTCAAGCTTCTATTTATTTAGATAACAAATTGATTTCTTTACAAGATATAAAAAATAAATTCCCATATCTCGTAAATGTGTTTACCAAAGATGTGCTTAAAGAGGCTGTTGTTAATTTGGCAAATCCTAGAAAATCATATGGAAGAAGAACATATTCTTCAAGGTCTTCAGTTAAAAATCCTCTTACGGGTAAAAAATTTGAAGAAACTTATGAGATTGCCGACTATCTAAATCAAAAATATAAAGCACAGATAGAAGCTAATGGTGGTAAAAAGCCTGCTGCTTATCAAAAAGAATATCAAGATTTGTATAATGCTGTTTTTGGCGCAAAAAATACATCCACATCCAAATCAACAAGTAGTACATCCCCTGCTGAAGATGACTCAACTGTTACTGGTGGAATATCTAAAGAAGAAGGTGCTGTTCTTAAAAGAATTGAAAACTTTGTTAAATATTTTGTTTATAAAATAGATGATGGCAGAAACACAAATAAAGTAAGAAAATATTTTATGGATATGCTAAAGACTAAAGTCACCGCTCATAAAGAGCCTGTCAATACAAAACCAGCCAATGCGACAACTGCTACGCCAGCTACGCCAGCTACGCCAGCTGCTACACCTAAAACGACTAAATCGACTCCTAAAAAAGGTGGCGTTGGAAAGTTGAAGGAGAGTATAGTAAGAAACGAAATTAGAAATATTTTTAAAGACTTGTTGTAACATTTTTTTTATATCTCCGTATAATAGAGAAAATAAGATTTATTATGAGCGGATTAAATTCAATGTTAGATGATAATGCAAGTGGAAAAAAACTACTTGGCGGTATTTTTAGAGTTACTTCGGTTTGTTTGGCTTACACATATTTAGGGCCTGAATGGGTGGCTGATGTGCAAGATTCAATTGTTTCAACTTTGAGTGATGACCCTGACTCTGCGAATGCAAATTTCGTCGCTAAGTTATTCGCTGCAATAATTGCTATTTGGGGCTTGTATTGGTTTTTTACTGGAATATACAAAATATACACATTTAATATGTATATAGACGTTTATGAAGCCAAGCTGACTCCTTTTCAAAAGAGAAATATGACAGACAGTGTTTCAAGTACTTCAAACATTGAGGATACATTGAGATATAGAGACTCTAAAATGAGAACTATGACTCAAGAACAAGCTGCGGAGTTTTATTTGAGCACCAATAGAATTGTAAACTCAACAACAAATAAGTCTGTTTTAGGATATATAAACTCTAAAATGACTATGATGTCTCCAGATAAAAGAATAGATTTTTTGAGAGGTAAAAAATAAAATTAACCATTATGGTATAAGAAAGTCACGTCTACTTTAGCGTGACTTTTTTTTGTTGTATATTTATTAAAAATGAATATACGCTGTTATGGCAGATCCTAATGAAAATTATAAAAAAGCTCTAGAGAATGTTGAGTCTATGCTTAAAAAGCAAGAGGCTTTAAATAAGTCTACGGATAAATTAAAAAATTCTTGGAATGCTATTGCGTCACAAGTTTTTCAGCTAGATGGTGCGGCATTCTTCAAACAAGTGCCTCTTAGTGTTGAGGATATTAAAGAATTAAATAGCAAGCTAAGGGACATTAATGAGGAAGTTAGAAAGCTTGGGGAAGAGTTTGGAAATGCCTTAGATCAAGATGAAAAATTAGAAGAATTTACAATATTAGCAAAAGCTTCATTTGAAGAGCTTGCTGCAAAGCAAGAACAATATGGTCAAGGGACTAGAGCAGCTTATGAAGCTGAAATTGAGTATTTAGCGACAATTAGAAATCAAAGAAAAGAATTCGCCAATCTAAGTGATGACGATTTAAAGGCAATAGGTGAGCATTTATCTGAAGGAGGCAAGCTGTCTGAAATATATGACGAGCTAGAAGAAACATCAAAAAATATTATTAAATCAAACTCTCAAAATCCTGATATTTTTATTGAATCTGAAATAGCAGCCAAAAAATTACATGAGCAGACACAGCAAATTAGAGATGATTTAGAAAACGGAACTAAAGAGGCATTCTCTCTAAAGGCGGGCTTACAAGCAGCGTTTCAGAAAAATGTAATAACGGGAGGTTTAGAATCTTTAATGGCGTTTGATGTAACATTAAATGAGGTTCAAAAAAATACTGGCGCTATGATGGACAAAAATTCTCAGGCATTTGCTAGTTTAACTAGAAATGTTTCAGAATTTGGTATGACAACAGCGCAAGCTGGTCAATATATGACGGCAATGTCTGATGCGTTAAAAACAACTGATTTTAATACACTAGCTAAGGCTACAGAGGATTTTGCCGCTATTGAAGGCGCAACGGGCGCATCCGCAGACAATGTTACAGACATAGCGGGTGAATTGATGAGAATGGGTCAATCATCTGGGCAAGTTAAAGACTATATGGAAGGCGCATCTAAAATGGCTCAAAAGTTTGGAGTTAGTTCTAAGAGAGCAATTGATGGAATTTCTAGAAATATAAGCAAGATTAGAACTATGGGCTTCAAAGGTGGAGAGGAGTCATTAACAAGAATGGTAATTAGAGCCGAAAAGCTTAATATGAATATTGATGAAGTATTTGATGTTGCTAAAAAAGCTAGAAATATTGAAGGTGCTATGGAAATGGCGTCTGAACTACAATTAGCAGGAGGCTCGTTTGCAAATATAAACCCTATGGACTTATTGGCTGCGGCTAGAAACGGCCCTGAAGAACTTCAAAAAATCTTAACCAAGATGGGTGGAGATATCGGTAAGTTTAATGAGAAGACAGGTAAGTATGAGTTCGATGCTGTTGATGTTGATAGATTGCAAATGGTCGCAGATGCAACAGGTCAAACATTAGACTCAGTTCAAAATATGATTCAATCTAATGCTGAACAAGCCAAGAAGACAGATATGTTTAAAGGTATCACTGATGGTATGGACTCGCTCGATGCCGAGATGGTTAACTCAGGCCTTTCTGATATGATGAAAATTGGTAAAGACGGAAAGGTTACATTTGATGCCGATAGTGATATGGCTAAGAGAATGGGTATTGATTCTATGGAAGACCTTCAAAAACTATCTGGAGCAGAGCTTAAAACAAAAATGGAGGCTGATCAAAAAACTCTTGAAGAGCAAAACAAAGCAAATCAAGATTTTGCAAAATCACTAGAAAATTTTTGGGCATCAATTCAAAGTTTATTTAATGTTTTACAACCTGTATTAGAAGGTCTTACTTGGGCTGTGCAGGGAATTACATCTCTTATTACTGGGTTTTTTAAGATATTGGATGGCTTAGGTGGGTTTGGAACGGCAATTAAAATGGCAGTACCTTTGTTATTATTGTTTGGGACTGGATTTGCAAAAAGTGTAATAAGTTTTATCACTAAAGGTGTTGGGGGTTTTGCTAAAAACATTAAAGAGTTGGTCACGTCTAAGGGTGCAAGTTTATTTAGTAAAGGTAAAGATGTGGCCACTAGTGCTGCACCAGATATGGGCGACAAAGCAAAAGGCCCTGCTCCAACTGTCGGCGCAGGTTTGACTAGTTTGTCTGAAGGCTTGAAAGCAATGGGTACAGATTTTGGCACTGTCGCCAAAGGTATTCTTGCTGTTGCAATGGCAGGTCCTGCGTTTTTACTTTTTGTTCCTGCACTCCCAGGTTTACTTGTTATGGCAGGAGTTGGATTGGTAGGAAAATTTGTTACCGCTGGATTTGATGCTATTGCAAATGGTCTAATTAAATTAGGTGCAAACTTTGGTGAGGTTATGAAGGGCGTCGCTGCGTTAGCTATAATGGCTATACCTATGTTAATGTTTATACCTGCATTGCCAGGTCTTCTTTTAATGGCATTGGTAGGCGTTGCAGCTCCTTTAATTACAGGTGGATTCCAAGCGTTGAGTACTGGTCTTGGAATTTTAGGTAATAACTTTAAGAATGTATTAATGGGGTCAATAGCTATGGCGATAATAGGTGCATCTCTAATACCTTTTGCTTATGCCTTATCTCTTATGACAGATGTAAGTTGGGACGCAGTTCTTGCTAGTTTGGCATTTATGGTTATGGCTGCGGCTGTAGTTGTTGGTATGGGATTCTTATTAGCAGGCCCTCAGGCTTTATTATTGTTAGCTGGAGCCGCTGCTATGCTTATAATTGCAGGAGCTTTATTGGTGTTTGCATTGGCAATGCAACAAATGCTTCCTGTGATGACGGCTATGCAAGGCGCTGATTTTTCTTGGATGAGTAATTTAGGATGGGCTTTATTGATGGCAGCACCTGGGTTACTACTTGGAGGTATTGCTTTAGGTATAGCAACTCCATTTTTGATGTATGGATCACTAGGTCTTATGGCAATTTCTCAAGCAGCATTGGTGGCATCTCAAGTGGATTGGGCGCTTATATCAGGAATGGGCGATGCCCTATCTAATGCGGCAAGTGGTTTATTTTGGTTTTCACTTTCAGCTGCGGCGTTTGCAAATCCTCTTACGTTAATTGGAATGATGATTATGGTTGTGGCAATATCTGCATTAGCAGCTGTTATGGTTCCTTTAGCAAATTCGCTTCAATTAGGAGCAGACTCTTTAACAAACTTTGCCATAGGGTTAGAAAGATTATCAGCTGCCGCAGACACACTATCTGATGAAAAACTAGCTAAGCTACAAAAGATATCTGAAGCTATGGCAAAATCATCTGCCGCTGGAAATGTTGCAGGCGCTATGGCTAGTAATGCTGAAGCTGCAGGTGGAGGTGGCGCTGGTGGCGGTGGAGTTAGAAAGATTGAGGTCGATGTCAAATTGAATGGTAGAGAGCTTCAAAACTACATTGTCAAAGACACTAAGATAGCAAAATAATTAAAAATTAAATAAAACTTTACAAATCCCTTTCATTTGAGAGGGATTTTTTTTATAATATTTTTTTGGCTGATTATTTATTAAGAAATGAGTTAATATGTCTAGTTTATTTGATGATAATAACGAAGAGGAAAGACAAGAGCAGAAATTGTACGAATTTTATGAAGTTTTTTCCCTTGAAGTTAGAAGGCAACTTTTAGCTAAGAATCTTCCTATTATCCAAAATGTCTATGATGTATTGTACCCTCAAACAAAAAATACACTTTTATCTAAAAATGTCACAAGCGACATAACTATAGATAGTACTGCTGAAAGCGTAAGAAATGCACTAGTTGCTAAGCTTGTCGAGGATAATATCAATATAGATACAATAAGTGAAAATTTCAGAAAACAATTACTTTCAAAAAATGTACTTGCAGACTCATCTAGAGAATTGCAATATAAGATAGATCAAGTAAGAAAAAACTTGCTATCAAAAAATAAGAGTTCAAATCCAAATACGATTGATTCTATTTCTGATAGTCAAAGAAGAGATTCTTTAAGTAAAAACAAAGAGTCTTTAAATAGGAATAATGAAATTGAAAGAGACAATATTTCTTTTAGAGAAAGTAATTTGAGCAAAAACGCTCAAACGGAAAATACATTAGACGAACAATCTGCTGAGTTTAGAAAAAACAATATTCACAAAAATGTTGATTCCAATAATGATTTAGATAGACAAGGTCAGCAAGCTAGGGATAATAATTTAGCAAAAAATGCAACTCTTCAAAATAATAAAAATGAGTTAGACACTATTGCTAATGAAAAAAGAAATATTCAAGAGGGTAGAAATACACCAAATCTAAAAGAAAATCAAGGATTAGAGATAGAGTCTGAAGAATTTAGAAATAACAATATTGCTAAAAATGTACCAGAAGAAACTTCTCTAGAAGACTCTTCAAGTTCTGTGAGAGATAATAATTTATCGAAGAATGATTCATCAGGCGGAGATTTACTAGAAGATTCTAGTGCATTTAGAAAGCAAGATCTTTCAAATAACGTACAATCAACTAGTGATTTACTGACAGATTCTCAAGTATTAAGAGAAGATGATTTATCAAAAAATACTCCTACTGAGTCTAATTTGTTAGATTCATCAGAAGAAGCTAGGTTGAATGATTTATCTAAAAACGACGAATCAAAGAATGACTTATTAACTGATTCAGAAATTATTAGAAAAGACGACCTGTCTAAAAACACATCTATAGGTGGTGATTTATTAGTTGATTCAGAAGGTGTTAGAGATAATAATTTATCAAGCAATACCCCAAAAACTACTGATATATCTGTGGATAGCGAATCTTTCAGAAAAGATAATTTATCTAAAAACGCTCTTATTGAGAGTGACTTAGTGCTTGAATCTGAAGATTATAGAATAGACGATTTATCTAAAAATAAACCTAATGAATCTGATTTATTTGCCGACTCTTCTATAGTAAGAAATGATAATATTTCTAAAAACGTAGAGACAGGGGGTGATTTATTGACAGATTCAAATGTGGTCAGAGATGACTCATTGTCAAAAACAGTTCCTGTCATAACTAACCTAGAGGTACTGTCTCAGAATCCAAGAGAAGATTTGTTGAGTAAAAATACACCCAACCCATCTGATTTATTAGATAGAGGCTTAGTTCCTAGAGAAGACTTATTGGCTGCCAATGTCCCTAGTACTTCTGAATTGTTGTCAGATTCACAACCTTTTAGAGATGACTTATTAGCTATAAACGTACCAGTAACAACAGATTTATTATTTGATTCACAGCCTTTTAGAGATAATGTATTAAGCGAGAATGTACCAACAACTACAGATTTGTTGAATGATTCAGTACCTTATTATGCTAACAATCTTTCTGCTAATGTACCTGCTGAATATGATATATTAGATGCGTCTCAGACTTTCTTAGATGCTAATTTAGCGTCTAATAATTCTATAAATTCAGATTTACTTAATGATTCTTATGAAATACTACAAGATAATTTAGCGCCTAATGTACCTAATGACTCTGATTTATTAGTAGACTCTCAAACATACTTGACTGATAACTTGGCGTCAAATGTACCTAATACTTCAGATTTGCTTGCTGAGTCATTGCCTATTAGAAATGATTTAATAGCTAGCAATCAACCTAGTAATTCTGATCTATTAAATGACTCAAGTTTATATAGAGATAATTTGGTTGCTCAGAATGACAATGCAGAGCTTGGTGTTACATTTGAAGGTTTTGGTACATTCAGTTATTTAGGGGTATCGAAAGTGGCACTTCAAGGTTTGGTTATTAGATCTTTCTTAAAATCTAAGAATAAACCAAATCCTCTTATGGATTTTGACCAAAATAATCCTATTAGTTATAGATTAGATGCTTTATCTAGAAATGATTATGTCTTAAATGATGCTGAATATAGTAGATCTACGGCTGTATTGATTACAGGCAAGGTGGATGCACGTGGATTTCCTCTAAAGGGATATCCAAGCGCTTATCCAGACGAAGATTTATCGGCTGCTATAAGTAGACAAATGGGTGAAAATAGGTTTTATACCGATGTGTTTGTTGAAAATTTACAATCAAAGTATGGAATACAGGATAAAGGAGATAAAACTACCTCGTTAGGTGGTGGATATTTTGGTGTAGACACTATAAATCCACAAGGTGGTTCTTTCCAACTTTCTAATAAAGCAGGTTCAGTGGTTATTTCTAGCCCAGGATATGTAGGTTCTACAACTATGGCAATTAGAAAATACAATGTTTCTAGAAACATATATAACTTAGTAGGCATACAAAACCTAGCATCAATGACCGAAGCTATAGGTGTTTTAAATTCTAATAATGATTTAGGCTTCCAAGATTTAATTAATAAAACGATTGGAGCATTCCATACTCCTAATAATTCTATTTCAGCACAAGCATTTGGAAATTTAATTCCAAGTAGTGTGTTGGAAACGAACAATAATCTGTATTTAAGAAAATCTGCAGAGGAAATGATGGGGAGAAATGAACCAACTGACCCACAATTAAAAGCGAGTTGGATTGGCACTCCTGAATCTATGATGCAAAAAACAATAGCAGGAAACCCTTTGCAAGAGCCTGCTTTTGATACAAGCCAAAGAGGTGTTAAGCATATTATGAAAAGCATTAGAAATAATCCTAATGTTAAAATGTCGGTCAATTATGATCCTCAGAATACAAATAAATATGTGATTAAACAAACAAAGGATGGAACACCTACATATGCAAGTCAGAGATTTACGATAGCGAACCCTTATAGTCCGCCTTCGGCAAAATCTTTAACTTTTTCTTTTAAGAATTACTCAAGTGGTGATTTAGTATATTTGCCTCCTTATATAGATTCTTTTTCAGATTCACACACAGCAAACTGGAATGAGATAAATTTCCTTGGTAGACCAGAGCCAATATACACATATAACAACTCTAAGAGAGATGGTTCAATATCTTTCTTTGTTTTGACTGACTTTAGTGAAATTGTGCTAATGGGTAGGGAGTGGAATACGGCTGATATGAATAAAATAGAGAAAAGTATAGGTACATCATTTGCAAACAAAGCATCTTATAATGTTGCTGGGGCAATATTTGATGCAAGTGGCTTAATTGAGCAATATGGTGTAGATAATGAAAAAATTAAAGAATACGTGAATTTTAAGGCGGCTCAAAACACTTCTACGACAGTGCCAACTACAGGACAAACAGAAGCGGCTCAAGCTGGTGATACCCCTGCGAATAACGCAGAAGCTGAGCCTGAAACTGCAGAACAAACAGAATATCAAAAGATTTTAGCTGAAACAAAATCAAATTTAGAAAATCAAGTTAATTTAGTGTCAGAAACTTTAGATGAAGATTTTATATATGCTTTAGCTAGTGAGACAAATAAAAATATATATGATTTCATGACTAGTAAGTCTACTCCAGAAAATGGAGAGATTACATCAACACCTGGAGATACTTTAGCTAGATTAGATGAAATGATACAAGGTACAATATTCCAACCTGCTTATTTTTCTGGATCCAAGATTGATTTTTTACAAAGAATGGATTTCTTAGCGAAATTAACAAAACCAGCGAAAGCATCTGAAGGGTCAGGTTATTCATTTACTAGCCCTCCTGTGGCTCACATCAAACTAGGAAATTGGTGGAATCATGATATTGTTGTAAAAACAGTCTCTGTAGATTATACGGATTCGCCTTGGGCATTAGATGCAGGAAGAGTTCAACCATTATGGGCTAAGGTAACAGTCAGTTTTGATTTTGTAGGAAGATATGGTGGTGAAGGAGCCCCTGTTTTATCTACAGATTCTGGCGGTGTATATTCATCTTGATTTTAAATAATTAAACAACTATTATTGTAATATGCCATACGATTTTTATAAATATCTGCAACAACCAAATAATCCTAGAGCTTTAAAGGATATGCCCCCAATTTCTATTCAAAGAAGAAAGACGGATAAATTTATCATATACGATAGAGGCAAGGTTAGGCTTGACTATATAGCAGGTCAGATATATAACGATGAAACATTGACAAGGGTTATTCTTTGGGCAAACCCTGAATACTTTATAGAATTTGATATTCCACCTGGAACGGTTATAAGAATTCCATATCCAATCAATGATGTTTTGTCTGAAATAACTCAACAGTTGGTGAACTATTCTAGTCAATGATAATCTATGCCAATAGAAAATAATATAATAAGACCAGATGATGTACCATTTAAAATAAGCGATCCAGGTTTTTATTTAGACGGTAGCTTAACTGCTATTGTAGATGGTAGTTGTTATGATTTTATGGGTCGTGCAATATTTACAACTGGATTTTTCAGAGAAAACATTGGATTTGGAATCATCAATATCGATATAGAGATAAATCAATCTTTACAGCCTATTATAACTATTACCCTTAAGGATTTATATGGAAATGCTGTATTCGGAAAAGAGGTAATCGACCAAGAAGTTCCTGATTACTCTGTTTTATTTAATTGGCCACCACCAAAATTCTTATTTACATTTAAGGGCTATCTAGGAAAGCAGGTGTCTTGGATGCTTAGTTTAAAAAAGACAGGCACCACGTATCAAGCTGATGGAAGTTATGAAATTAAATGTGAGTTCGTACCAAACCAGTGGGGATTTATGGGTGATTTACCGTTCCTTTTCCTCCTAGCTGTAAAGGGCCTTAAGAGAAAAGAGCTTCCGCCAGACAAATTTAAGACATTACAAACTATATTTGACTTAATTAAGATTGGTAAAAAAGTTGAAGTTAAGACAAAAGAGGTATCTAGAGAATTTGATACCCTATTGCAACAGATGACTTTAATTAAAGCTGGGAGAATTGTCGAAGCTATATGTTATAGTCAACTTGTAAAATTAGAAGAAGAAATAGATGGAACAGCAGGTAATCTTAAAATTACAGGTAATGGTTCTTTAAATTTCGCAAAGGTAACTATAAATCCAGCTAAAGAATTTCTTTTCTCTAACTATGACAGTATTGAAAAAATAAAAGAATATACAACAAACAGTGCAGAAGCATTGAGAAAAATGAATACTTTTTTGTTTTTAAATGCAACAATAGATGGTGCGGCTCCAGTAGCATTATCAACTGTTAATGATGTAAATTTTGATAACGGAGGATATAAAGAAGAAGAATCAAGACAAAGAGCTCAAATAATATCCAACAACATCAAGTTAATTGAGGATGCGATAAGACAAAGAGCTTACGAATCTTCAAAATCTCAATTGAGACAAGTTACAATTGGCGAGATATTTAAACAGCTTGCTCAAGATTCTGGTTATATTTTGGGTAAAATATTGGAGGCAGGTCAAAAAGGTTTTGAGGCAGATCCTGGTAGAGAAGATGCAGCGAAAAACAATCAGATTATAGGGATGCAATATCCTTTGATGATTGACCCTGACAAAGATGAGGAAATTCCAGCTAAGGGATATGCTGTTGCTGAAAACGAGCTCGCTTTCGTAAATGAATTTATTTCGGCGATTAGCGAAGGAGTTGCTCTCGACTTAGTTCAAGACAATCAAGCGCTAGGCTTAGCAAATGATAATGCATTGGTGAAAAGAATAAATAATGTTGAAGCACCTAGGGGAAATCCTTATGCTCCATTCTTTAGAAACATCGCTCAAAACATAATGATTAGAGCAGGTATTATTGGTTTTTTAACTAGAAGTAGTGATCCAAATTACCCAGGAGATTATGATACATTTTGGGGTATAGATAGAGAATCTATAGAGGAGATATTAGAATTAGCCGCTGCTGATATGGAAAACATTTCAACAGGTATGTTATCTCAATTAGACAACAAAGAATATATACAATTAAGACAATTCTGTAATTATTGGAAAAACTTAATGACAGAAGACGGTTTATATTATTTAGATGATGAAGGGGCAGCAACAACCACTGAAGTGCCAACTAATGATTTTGGAGACCCTTTAGGTGGAAATTTGGCTACTCGTGGCGTTATCGTAGATAAAGCATCTGACACAAGAAAAACACTGAATGGTATATTTAATGAAGTTTTTGGTAGTATTGCAGAGACTGAAAATACTGTGGGCGGTGTTATAGATAACTCTAGTGCTCTTTATATAAATAAGGAAAATATGCAGTCTCAAGCTGTGTATAATAATAGAATATTATATAGAGTGCCAAAAACAGATAAGGCGGAAGATGATTATATATATGTATTATTTCAAGGTGCTGATGCAACAAAAGCAAAAGAGTCAAATACTGCAAATAGTGATGGAACTGTAAAGGGCGAAAATTTAGATGAAACTTTATTAGGTATTGTACCAATTGATTCATTTAAGGGCAGTGATGATGCTGAGTTAGGCAGAGTATCTCTTATTAATAAAAGATTTGCAATTTCTGTATTGAAGTATTCTGAAATGGCAAACCCAGCAAGGCTTACCTGGAAAGATGCAACAAATTGGGATAAAAATGTAGTTTTTGATTTAACAGCAAAAATAGTAGACCCAAAAGCTGAAACAACAGATAATGAAACGAAAATTGACCCAGCAGGATTAGCTGTAACTGTAGCTTTTCACCCTTATTCTGCAGATCAAGGTTTAGTTTTTGCTCCTTTTTATCCAACCTCTTCTGGTCGAAACCACAGAGCTGCAATAAAGAAGATGTGTACAGTTATTTTAGAAAAAATGGACACACTAGAAGAAGAAAGAAATAAAGTAATATCTAGCGTTGTAGGAAAAGCTGAGGAAGGAAAAAATGCATTATATAAACAATTTCATGTATTATATCATCAATGGGAAGTGATGATGTTTAATGACTCAGATACTGATAATAACTGCAGCAATCCAAAAATAAGCTCAAAGTCTATTGTAAGTACGCTAGAAGATAGATTCGGCGCATCAAAGTCAAGTGATAGACACGTGTCAATAAAAAAAGAAAGCAGAAAGGCTAGGATAAAAACACTGGACTCTAATGTTTTTATTTATGACTGCCCCGTTAGTGATGTTGCAAATATTGATGTTAAGAATTCACTGATAAATATCGAACCTCTATATAAGCCTGATGGTAATACAACGGTTTTAAATATGATTCAGCAACTTTGTACTAAGAATAATTTTACATTTGTTGCCGTTCCTGGTAATGGTGATTTTAATGATTATTCAGAAGTTTTTAAACCACATCCTTCAACGCCTCAAAAAATTCAAAATCTTTTTTATGTTTTATTCTCTCCAACGCCAGAGAGCAGAACAACTTTATCAAATTCCAGTCAGGTTGTTTTATCTCAAGCAAAAAGCCCAGTGTTGAATACTGAGGCGTTTGAGGTGAAAGTAGGATCTACTGAGAATAAAATATTTAAAGGTATAACTATAGATAGTTCTGAAAATAAACCAACAGCGGAAAGTGTTTTTAATCTACAAAAATTAACTGATAATCAAAATCAAAATAAAAAAGTTGGAATAGAATGCTCAACGCTTCCAGTAATGGAGGGCAAGAGTTATATGGCAGGTTTTACTATGCTTGGGAATGCTCAAATATTTCCTATGCAATATTTTTATTTAAATAGCATACCATTGTTTAATGGGTTGTATCAAATAAAGACTGTAAAGCATAATATTACACCAAATAGTATGACAACTACCGCAGAGGGAATGAGAATGAGAATGAGTCTAGGTGAAGCTGCGTCCATTAGGCCGATTACATTAGAAACTTTTGAAAACTTAGGCATACAAATAGATTCGTTAGATGTTGATGAGTTAACAGGTAGACCGTTTATTACTAGACCAATTGTAGCGCCTACAACAGCCGCTGCATACCCTCTTGTAGAAGCCGCAGATTCTGAGTCTATTGCTGGAGGAACTCCTTCGGGTGAATACATACCATATGATAAACTATCGACTCGTACTCAAGGTATTTTAAATATGAAAGATACTTTGGTGGTAGTAAGAGAATTTTCTGATGCTAAAAGAACTGGAGGCACTATGTGGTATAATAAAAAAGTTTTAGGCTTCACAGTTGAAGACCCTGTTAGAACTAAAAAAATTGCTGATAAAACGGCTATACCAAACGGTTATTATTTTATTGCCTTAGATACAACTAGTAATGAAAATTTAACTAGATGTTATGTTAGATTTCCCCAAGATTCTAGATCTAAATTTAAAAGCCCAGGAGTTTTTCCTAGAGTTGGATCAACTACAGATGCGGTTTCACTGAAAGGTTACGGTTTAAGTTTTGGAGGTATTAGAATTCACAATGGAACTGACGAAAATTGGTCTTCAGGTTGTATTATATACTCATCTGAAAGATTGACTGATGGTAGATTAAAAAATGATGTAAACCACTGTAAGGTTTTAACAAAGCTTATTTATGATGATAAATTAGATAGAATAGTTGTAACGAATGAATTTGAGAGACTAGGAGAGCAAACTCCAAACACAAATACAGGAACGGCAACGAATACTACAAGTCAGACGTGGTTGCCAGATTGGCTACCAGATTTTTAATTTGATTTTTGGCAGTTAGAAAAAAAAGAACTATATTTATACAATAATTTATGGCAAGAATAACACCAGACAAAGCATCGTTTAACATAAGCGACCCAGGCTTCTATTTAGATGGCAGGCTAACTGCTTTGGTGGATGGTAGTGCTTATGATTTTATGGGAAGGGAAATATTCACCGTAGGATTCTTTAGAGAAAATATTGGATTTGGAATTATAAATGTGGATATAGAATTAAATACTAATTTAAATCCGATTATAACTATCACATTTAAAGATTTGTATGGAAATACAATGTTTGGAAAAGATGAAACAGCAGATTTTACAAACTACAAAGTGTTATTTAATTGGCCACCACCAAAATTCCTATACACATTTAAAGGTTATTTAGGAAGTCAAGTATCATGGTTGTTGACTTTGAAACAAACATCTGTGACATATCAGTCAGACGGAAGTTATGATATCAAATGCGAATTTGTTCCAAACCAATGGGGCTTTATGGCTGACTTACCATTTCTTTTTCTATTAGCCGTAAAAGGTTTGAGAAAAAAAGAACTCAACGATGTTGATTTTAAGCAAGTTAGAAGTATATTCGATTTAATTAAGATAGGTAGGAAAGTTGAAGTTAAATCACAACAAGTCTCTGCCGAATTCGACATTCTACTACAGCAAATGACGCTCTTAAAATCTAGTAGGATTGTAGAAGCATTGGTTTATAGTAGAGTTATTAAACTTGATGAAGCTATTGATGGAACTTTCGGCAGGTCTAGAATAAAGCAAAGTGGAAGCTTATTTTACAAAACTATAACAATTGTAAAACCTGATGATAATAAGATAGACACGCTTGAAAAAATTAAAACATATACATCTTCCAGTGCAGAAGCGTTAAGAAAGGTAAATACATACTTATTGCTAAATGCTGAATTTGAAGGTGTAAAATCACAAAAAGTTAGTTTAAATGAAATTAACTTTGATAACGGTGGCTTCAAAGATGTAGAGGTAAAACAGAGAATTGATATTATTAAT